TGCACCCTGCTTTTCGTCGCGCAGGGAGCCCTGGTCTACGCCTACACCTCGGACACGATCCTCGAAGGCGAGAGGGTCTGCTCCGATGGTGAGGGTGGAGTCAGGCTCGCCGACTCCGGCGACTACGTGATGGGGACGGCCAAGGAAGACTCGGATCTCAGCGGCACGAACGGCCGTGTGCTGATCTACGTCTGGCCGTCCGGTGTGTCGGCCTAATCAGTCGGCCTAACCAGAGGAGAACAGGATTATGGCAAGGCAAACTCTTGGCGGGCCGATCGGGCCGAACGGGCCGATCCTCAGCCGGATCCCGCGCACTTTCCTGCGTGACGGGGTCATCAACCGGCGCGCGATGTACGAGGCGCTCGTGGAGAACGATACTCTCCGCGAAGACGAGACACGAGAGATCGAGGAAGCTCTCACTCGCGTGGCTCGTCGCGATCTCGTCGCCGTGGCCGACCTGCGCCAGATGGGACTCACGGTGGACCTCCGGAACATCGGGGTGACCACCTACGAGTTCGATCGCGTCTCGCCGGTAGGCGAAGCGACGCAGTCGATGTCCATCCTCAATCTCGGCGAGCGTGACCTGGTGACCTTCTCCCGCACGGCCATCCCCGTGCCGGTGACGGCTTCCCAGTTCATGCTCGATGCGCGGCGGAGCGCTGCCGGAACCACCCTGGGCGAACCGGTCAGCCTGACCAACGTCGAGGAGCACACCCGGTCGGTGGCCGAGAAGCTGGAAGATACCCTGGTCAACGGCTCGGATGTGGTGCTGGGCTCGAACGATCTGCCCGGCTACACCAACTTCTCGAGCCGCGAGCAGCTGTCCTTCTCGGACGTGGCCTGGAATGACATCTCCGGGGCTCCCGAGGCGGCCGTGACCGATGTGCTGGCGATGCGGAGTGCGCTGCGGGACAACGGTTTCACCGGCCCGTACGTCCTCTACATCCCGTCCAACTTCGACGGCACGATCGACGAGGACTACAAGTCCGAGAGCGATCGCACGCTGCGTGAGCGGCTGCTGTCGATCAACGGCGTCGAGCAGGTGAAGGTCCTGCCTTCCCTGGCCGATGACAATGTGCTGCTGGTGCAGATGACCCGCTCGGTTGTGCAGGCTGCGGTCGGGCAGGACATCACCACGGTCACCTGGGATGAGATGGGCGGCCTGGCCAACTACTGGGCCATCCTGGCGGTCATGACCTTCGCTCTGAAGGTCGCCGCGGCTCGTGCCCCGCTGGCATCGGGCACGCTGCCCTCGCTGACCACGGCCTGCGGTATCGCTCACCTGGCCTGAACGGGTCCGGTGGAAACAGTTCGTTTGACGCCCGGTGCTTCGGTGTGCCGGGCGTCCGGGCATAACCCGAGTCGGAGTAATTGATATGCCACAGACACTGGAACAGGCCCAGGCCGACAGGCTGAAGGCTGTCGAGTCCAACCGCGCTCTCGACGTGGTTGAGTACAAGTCGGGCGAAGAACAGTCCGACAAGATTTTCGAAGTAGTCGAGGGTTACAAGCACCTGCCCGGCGGGATCCGTCTGGGTCCGGGCCAGCGCTTTCACCCGACTGTCAAGCAGGTCCGGACCGGGGCACTCAAGGGCAAGGCCCGCGAGCTCACCAGGGACGAGCACCGGAGCATGACCGGCAAGGTCTTCCCCGGTGCCGATGTCGGTATCCGGGCATTGCCCATGGCAAAGACCAACATGGAGATGGCGATCAAGGCGGGCCTGAAAGAGTCCGACTTCGAAGGCGTCGAGCCGGGCCTCGAGGGTCGCTACACGCGCAGCCAGGTCCAGAAGATCATCGACGCCAAGAGTGCCGAGGGAGACGCCGAGAAGGCGACTGCTCCGCTGGCGGATGAGTGATGAGACCGGGTATCTACCGAAACCGTGGAGCCGGCTGGACCCGGGCTGACGGAACGCGCATCGAACGGGGCGATGAGTTTGTTCCTACCGAGGACGAGCTCATTCGTAAGGCGTACAAGTTGCGCTACCTTGGCCCGGTCGAGCAGCTCGCTCCGGATCCGACCCCTGAACCCTCAGAGCCTGAAGACGCGATCGACGTGGAGGACTATCACGTTGGTGGCGGCTGGTACATGATCGACGGGCAGAAGGTGCAGGGGCGGGAGAAGGCCGAGGAACTGCTCCGTGGCCAGGACTGATGAAACATCCGTTTCCACGGTCCTTGACACCAGTCTCACGACCGATCAGATCGAGGCCTTCATCGACGATGCTTCCCTGTGGGTGGATCGGCATCTGGTTGGTGAAGGCCTTACCAGTGATGAACTGACTACGATCGAGAAGTACCTCACCTGTCACTTTATCACACTCCGGGATCCCCGTCTGAAAAGCGCTCAGCTCGATGATGTCGCTGAAGTCTATCAGCGGGATCTCTATGTCACCGAATACCTCAAGGCGGCAGCTGCTCTGGACTCCACAGGCAAGGTGCGCGAGCACTTTATGGCGCCCAAGAACACTCGCCGACTCACGTTCAAGGCCGGCACGGGGTTTGACGAATGAGTGTGATCATCGATCGGCATGCGACGCTGGAAACCATTACGGTCGAGGTGGACACCGGCGACACCGATGGCCAGGGGATCCCGGTCTTCGATTCCGAGGTCGATATTTCCGCCTACGTGGTGCGGGAGGACAAGCTGGCGGTTTCCGCCGATGGCTCAGAGATCCGGACCAGTCTGACCATCTGGGTGCCGGCTGGTGAGGACGTGCTGCCCGCTGAGGGAGATCGGATCACCTACGGCACAGGAACATACATCGGCCGGGAGTACAAAGAGGTCTCGCGACTCAACGGTGATGTCTCACACGTTCGCCTGCGCTGCTCGGAGGAATGATGTCTCAGGGCACGAAAGACAGCTTCGATCACCTTCGGAGAAAGATCCGGGAACTGGGTAGGGGCGGCCCCAGAATTCTCGGTCCCGGTCTCAAGCAGATCGGCGAGGAAGTGATGACAGATGTCAAGGCATCTCGAGAAGGGCGCGGAGTGCCGCGGGATCGGGGCCACCTGGCAGACTCGGGTAAGGTGGAGGGACCGGAAGATATGGTCGTCACGCTCGCATTCGGCGACACCTCCGCGCCCTATGCTCTCTACCAGCACGAGATTCTTGATCTGAATCACCGTGTAGGTGAAGCACGCTACCTGGTCCGGGGCGTAGAGCGGTGGCGACCGAATGGATCGAGCGTAAACCGGGCACTGGCTGAGCAGGCTGCTGAGGTGGCCCGGTTGGCATCGAGGGTGCCCTGATGGGAGCGGTCAGCGATGTCCAGGACTACCTGGAAGAGCAGGGCCTGATCGGGGGCTCAACCGAGTGGAAATCGCTTCGTCGCAACCGCCAGGACAAGCAGGACAAGGTCGTGGTCATCACCGAGGACGGGGGGCCCGAGCCAGAGATCCACAAGGCCACCGGCATTGGTGATTCGGCTGTCAGAGATAGCGGAGTCCAGGTCCTGGTCCGAGCCGAGAGACTGGATGGAGACGCGGCCTATGAAAAGGCTCAGGAAATCTACGACGCCCTGCACGGCCTGACGGCCACGACGCTGGGAGAGACTGAGTACATACGGGTGGTGGCGCTCACAAGCGAGCCCGCCGTCCTGCAGGACGAGAACGAGCGGCCACTCATTACGTGGGCATATCGCCTGATGGCGCTCGCGAGCGCATAGGAGGAAGGCATGACCAAGTACATCGCACACGGTACCACCGTAATGTTCGCCAGTGAGCTCATCGGCGGCTTGACCGCGATCAATCCTTCGGGGCGCTCCAAGGGCGATGTGCGGACTACCGACAACGACTCCGACTTCGACGAGGAGTACACCCCGGGCATCAGGGAGGGTGGCACGGTCCAGCTGGAGATGCGCCACGATCCCGACGATGCCGGGCAGGTCGCTCTGCAGACCAACTACGAAGCTAACCGCACCGTCGAGGAGTGTGTCATCACCCTGCCCGACGAGGCGACTACGGGCAGCGGATACACCACGTTCACGTTCGATGCTTACGTGAACGACTTCCCGATGCCACAGCTTCCGCTGGAGTCCAATGAGCCGGCCATGCGGACCGTGACGCTCAAGGTCACCGGCGCCGTCACCGAGGCGATCGCCTGATGGCCCCGATCGACGGAGTACAGATCGAACTCGGCGGTGAGGTGCGTGTACTCCGCTTCACCAACCGGAACCGGATTCGCCTGGAGATGCTGACCGGGTCCACCATCCCGGCCCTGACGGTCAAGGCCGACCAGCGGAGTCTCACGGCCCTGTCTCGTCTGGTGTGGGCGGCGAGTCTGCATGCAGACGAGAAGCTTGATCCCGACACTGTTGTCGACTGGATCGACGCGACTCGGGAGCAGGAGATCGGCGATGCCATCGGCAAAGCGGCGCTTCAGTATTTTGGCGTCGACGATGAAGAGTCGCCGGCGGAAGGAGGGGCCGACGAGGGAAAAGCGGAAGCAGCCACGGACTGACTCTGAAGGAGATGTGGTGTCGTGCCGTGGCTGTGGGGATACCGGATGAGTTGTTCTGGGATTGCACGCTTGCCGAGGTGGCCATGCTGTATGAGCGCATCATCGACGAGAGGGTTGAGGGCGAACGGCGCGACACTTTGCGTGCCGGGATCGTAGCGTCGGCAATCTATAACACCCGGGCCGGTAAGGTTGTCTGCCAGCCAGGTGATTTCCTGCCTGAACCAGTCCGTGAAGTAACCCCATCGCAGTTGGCTGATCTTCTCCGTGGCTGGGCCGGTGGTCGGCTCAAGAAGGCGAACTGATGTCGCAGACGACTGTTCTGCATAGGGCCGCGGTCGAACTGTTCGGGGATGATTCCAAGCTCGTCTCCGGACTCGCTCGTGCCGAACGCAGAGTCAAGTCCTCCGGCGAGCGCATGGCCCGGATCGGCTCCCTGATGACCACCCGGATATCCGTACCTCTGCTGGGAATCGGTGCCGCATCGGTCAAGCTCGCCTCCGATGCTGAGGAATTCGCTGCCAAGTTCGATGTGGTGATGGGCGATTCATCTGACCGGGCCCGGGCCAGACTCCTCAAACTCACTGAGA